AACGTCAACTCATTAACATCGTCTGAACGAGGGCCAAAAATGGCATAGTGCCGTGGCTCAGATGCAAGTGCCGACAAAGGATAAGCCTCACGAATGAAGTTCACATCCTTATTAAGCAAATACAGATAGTCACCCTGAAACACAATAGAGCCAGATACAGTGCCGCTGTTTAACTCTGTTAGAGTGACTGTTGTTCCGTTGATGCTTCTAACTTGAGCGTTAGTGCCAATCCCAGTACCAGTTACTTGTTGACCAACCGCAATACCCGTAGCACTTGCCACCACAATTGTTCTGGCGCCAGATGTACCAGTCGCTGTCGTAGTGTTGTACGGATATACCGCAAGGCTATACACAGACAAGAAATCTGTAGGGCACTGAAGGTACTTATTGCCGGTAGTCAATACGCCTGTCACGTTCTTTCGCAAGTTAGCAGGCTGCGCTGTGTTATAGATGCGCTGCTCCGCCTGACGAATGAACACGTTCATATTGTCAGTTGGAAAAGAGTTCTCGCAGTAGTCCCCTACTTGCGTGACAAGCTGGGTGTAATTCATGCCATCGGGCCCCGAGACATCAAGCCCTTAGTAGCCGCACCAGTACCGCGCATTTTGATGCCGGAAGTCTTAGGCTCACCACCATTGGATTTGTTGATATTACCAACAGTCATCTCTACTGTATCAGCACGGCTTAAGTTCTTACCAGAGCCAGGATTCTCTTTAGGAGCAACCTTCTCGCCCTTCATTGTGTGAGGGGGAGCGTAGACCTTGGCATCACCAACTTCTTTACCCATCATCATTTTGCTGTATTTAGCCATTTTAGCCTCGCTTTTGTGCTGCAATTTTAGCCAAACCACGGCCCATTTTCTTCATATCAGCATTGGTTTTGCCAACATTACCATCTATTGGGCCTGTCTGGATTTTAGCCTTTGGGCCGCTATCACCTAAGTTTTTGCCTTCGGTCTTGCCTTTTTTAGCGATGCCGTCTGCTGATCGTGTATATGCCATGTTTAGCTCCTATGAAACTGTTATCGTAACTGTACCAACTTCTGTCGTTCCCACCAAGTAGTTTGGAGTTAAATATGCGTCATATTCACTTGAACCACCAACTGGGAACCAACCCCACTGAATATCCCGAGAACCACCTGTTAAATTGCCACTTGCATTTAAGCCCGCCGTCACATACGTTGTGTCTGGCCGTGGCTGATACAAAGCCTGCGGATCATAAACAGGATACATACCCAACTGCAACTGTGGCTGATCTGGATCCCAACAAGCATCACAAACCTTTAGCTGATAAAGCTTGGTCTTGATGACCTCCATCTTTAACTGCTTTAACTTGTAGCGCTGCCCACACCGATCACATTCGGCAATAGCATATTTACCGGATGCAAATGGTGTTGCCATTAAGTACCACCACCAATGAACGCTATACGAGGCACCAACCTCAATGTAGCCTTCTCGCGATCCTCTTGAGCCGCCAAAGCGTATTGCTCGTCATAAACCCTCTTGAGCATATCCAGACGGCCCTGCAGTTCAGGCACCTTCATGGCTATGTAGTAGGCTAGTCCAGCTGCCACGCATGGTAGAAAGCGGAAATTCATATCGGATGTCTGTATACCAGCACCAGCGTCTTGGATGCGGCGCATTCTGTAGTACACAAACTGGTATTGCTGTGATCCATCCGGTGTAGGCCATACAGTCACAGCTGGTCACTGTGGTACAAACACCGCAACCCCATCTGCTTGAGCAGCGGCTGTTGTATTGTTCTGGCCACGGAATACACCGCCCAGCGTTAATCCACTGATGTAGGTGTAGTAAATGTCTTCAGTGCCCAAACGAATAAATCCAGACCCAGCTAACCCATCTACCGTACTTAGCGTGATCGTTGTGGCCGTAGACGTAATTGCACCATCAAGAACGGCGGCAGTAGGATTAGTTTCACCAGAAAGACGCTGAATCCAGACTTGGATGGGACGACCCTGAACCAACTTATTAGGAATCGTTGCGTATGTAGACACACTTATTCGCGTGATACTCAAGTCGGCCTGAGTAGATGCGTTGTTTGCCTGAGTCCTGATCACATGATCTAGTAGGTCAATCGTATCTGTAGGCAGTGCATATGTAGCCAGTCCTTGAGTCAGAGTAATTGTCCCTGTCTCAATCGTCCACATATTAATGCCGCGATTAGCCCACTCAATGGTCATCAGGTTAAGAGAACGGCGCGCTGTGCGTAGGTCATAACCTGTACGCATCTCACGGCCAGCTCTCTCCCACGCCTCTTCAGCGAGCTCGGTGAACTCCATGTTGAAGGCTGTGGTTCCTGTAGTTGTCATTTCTTGGCAGTCTTAGCAGAGTTAATGAAAGCTTGAGCCGTAGGCGCACCCTTAGATCCGGGCTTACGCATCTTCTCTTTAGACCCAGCTGCGATACGTTTCTTCTTAGCGTTAATGTTGGCATACAAGCCAACAGGCCCACCATCAGCGTACTCCATAAAGTCGGTGTCATCCCTACGCTTTTTGCGTACACCTTTGGGCATTTTTGAGGCGCGCATTGCACCCATTCCACGGCTAGCCATCATGATTTAACACATCTTTCCGCGCGTTTTACCGCGCTGTGCAATACCATCTGCACGCTTAGAGGCTGAAGGAACAGAGCCGCCTTTTTTGTATTCCATTTGATTTGATGGTTTACCTGTTGGGCGTAGCGGCGTTGGCATTGATCCTGGATCTGGCGTTGGCATTGGCGTAGGACGCCTTGGCTCCATTGGTGGCATTGGCTCCGGCTTTGGCATTGGCATTGGACGCGTTGGCTCCGGCATTGGTGTTGGGCGCGTTAGCTCCGGCTTTGGCGTTGGGCGAGGCGGCTCTGGACGCTTTGGATTTGTAGCCATGGACGTAATTGCTGTACCCACGTTACCGCCAGCCATTGACTTTCCCGGCCCTATTTCAGGCTTTGTCCCATACAAACTTTTATTAAGTTTGGCAAGTGCGGCCATTTCTTTGGGAGTGGCATTTAATTTTGGTGTAGACATAGTATTTCCTTAACACATTTTTCCGCGAGTCTTGCCACGTTGGGCAATACCATCGCCACGGCTAGAAGCTGTCATGCCACCACCGGCCTTCTTGACAACTTTCTTTTTGGGAGCAGCTGAACCACCATCAACATCTTGAGGTGGCTTACCCATACTTTCGGTGTAGATGTCTTTATTCATCTTACGCTCATAGTCGGCCAGCTCTTTAGCTGTAGGCCCACCTTGTTTGCCACGGCCAGCACCGGCCTTCTCCCGAGCTCGGTCTTCAAGCTCAAGTTCCATGTCGGTAGTACCACCGTATACGTATGGGTCTTCACGCATATCAGCTCCTTAGCAAGCGCCGCCGCCGCGCTTCATTACAATTTGAGTGCCTTTGGTTTTGCCTTTAGTAGCAACACCATCAGCCGCTTTAGTAAAGCCGCCTTTTGCATAAGCCATACCGCCCATATTCATTTTCTTAGCTGCGCCGCCCTTGGCCAGCTTCAAGGATGTACCCTTGCCGCCTTTATGCTCTTGCATATCGTGCTGTTTAAAGGCTTTCTTAATCATGGCCTTGTCTTGAGCCGTGTCGGATTTACCGCCTTCAGCCATGCCACCTTTTTTCATACCCATCATTTGTTTGCGATCCATGGCCATATCTTTTTTAGAGCCTTCACGCATACCTTTTTCCATATCTTTGCCTGATTTCTCAAACATTTTCATCTTTGAATTCATATCGCCACCTTTAGAAAATTTACGACCTTTATCGGCCTTTGCAAAGTCCTGCCCCACAGACTGTGGGACTCCTGCTTTCTTGGCGAACGATGGCGAATGTGCAATCGCTTCCATGAAATTATGCTGCTTCTTACTTACGCTCGGCATCATTATCTCCCTTGCCGAATAAGCTGGTCAATCTTTTCTTCAAGCTTGTTAAAGCGTTGGTCAATGTGACTTGTAATGCGGTCAATTTCTGCTTGAGTAACGTTATCACGGGCAACCTCCTCGCGTGTTTTGTTGAGCAAAATGCTAATACGGGCTAGCTCTCTGAATTTCTCATTCATCATGTACGCTAACAGCGATATTATCAGTGATAATATGGCCGACCAAACAAGACTAAAATCTAGCATTTCCATTTCCTCAGTGCTTTATTGATGCGTGAGTCTGGATCTTTTGCCGTCTTTTCGCTGGTTAACTTCTTCTTCATGCCGCCCATCCTCGCACAGAAAGCGTCCTTGCGGGAGCCGCCTTCCGGCTGGGGAGGTTTCAAATTCATACCTTGCTTTTTGGCGGAGGCGCGACCCTTGGCATTCAAGCCACCAGTGGGACTCTTCCCCTCTTTCCTCTGCCATGCTGGTGTCTTAGCCATTGGCCACTTTCAGTTTGGACTTACGAACTGCCTCAAGCAATGGGATCACAACCTCTTCTCTAAAGTTGTTCTCAAACGTATCTTGTCCAACGTGCGGCAGACTAATGTCAACATCAATGTAAATCTTGTATCCATGCTCGCGAGCTCTGTCGCAGAACAAGTAATCTTCACCTACATACTTTCCGTCTTTCAACGCAAAGTCAAATAGCGCGGTGATCTGTTCACCTTTAAATTCATACGTCCAGTCGGTGTGGGCCTTGGCCATATTCTCTAGGACATGGCGCTGGATCAACATAAACCCAGTTCCTACGCGCTCTACACGCATAAGAGAGCCATCAAACTCTAGGTCTTGGTCTTCATTGAAATACAGATCAGCAAAGAAGTAGCGGTCTTTGGCTCTACGGGGGTAGGCTCCAGCTGTAATGTCTTTGCCGGCGCTCTGGGCCATCAGGCGAAGAACGTCATCTGCCGTGGCAATTACATCGGAATCAATAAACAGCAGCTCTGTGCAATCTGACTTAAGGAACTCATGCACCAATTGGTTTCTAGCCATAGTGATGATTGAGCACCCAGACACATCGCCCATATTGATGGCAATACCGTGCTGTACAGCTTTGGGCATTAACGCCGCAATGTTGTACGCAAGTTTGATATTGATCTTGCCATCATAGGCTGGGATAGCTATAAATAACTTACGCCCAGACAGAACCGCTTGTTTTGCTTCAGCCATAGTAAATTTGCGTTGAGTCAATGTTAGTCATCAATGCGTAAATGCCTTGAGTAGCTAATACTCCTTCACCCGGAATAATGGGTGCATTACTAAAGGTATCAGTACTGTCTATTTCGTAAGTCATCAACCAACGACCACCGCCACTTACATACGAAGCCGCAGTAGAGGTGATAGTGCCAGTGTTAATGTCTGTTAACGTGAATGTGCTTGACGAAGCAACAGTAATAACATAGTTGCCGTCTGTTGCTGACTGACTTGTATTG